AAGGAGAGAATCCTTTCAAACTCTTGTTTATTAATAGGCAATTCCATTATCCAAAGAATGATTCCAGATTTACAGATTTCTCCATCTTCCATCCAATGGCATCAAGAATAGCCTTGAGAGGTTCTAGGAATGCTTTCTCAAATTGTAGGTCATAATCAATGTATTGGTCAAGTCCCAATTCTTTGGGGAAGTCAGAGATAAATGAAATCACATTCTCATGGATGGTATTTGGTTTTTTGAGGTAACAGAACTTGATTTTCTCACCATTGTTAATGGCAGAATATTTGTTAGTCAATTTCCTCTCTTTAATGTAGTGATTATAAAGTAGGGCACCTCTTGCATGAATAGGTGTTCCTTTCTGATAGATGGATGAATAAGACCTATACTTATCAACATCAGAAACAGTTCTTGGAAAGGAAATCTCTTCAGGTGGGAGATTTCTAAACTTGGTTCTGCAACTGTCAATGTAATCAATCACATCATTCTCAGTGGCACTCATCATTAATTTGAGAGCATCTTTAATCATTGTCCTGCAAGGTGCAGGAGTAGATGATTTGACTGCCTCAATGCCCATGATCTTAAGTTTAGGTTCAGTATAGGCAACACCTTCACTGTTCCACACATTCAAGATGTATCTTTTTTTGGCAGTCCAGATACCACGATCAGCAATGTTCTCTCGCTTCATCTGCATCTTTTGATCATAGGCATTGACATAAGATGCAAGTTTTTGATAACTGTCCTCAATGAATGGTTCCAACTTATCTTGACAAACTTGGTCAATGATAGAAACAATCTTGTTCTTATCTTTGACCTTCTCACCAAGAAACTTAGTAACAATAGGACCAAAATTCAAATAAATTGAATCAGTATCTGATGCAATCACATAGTCTACATCTTCAGTTTTCAACAGATTATTTAGATACCCATTCATCCTGTTCTCAATCCAACGAATTGAGACCTGACCAGACAAAGTGATTGCCTCTGCATTGGCAAGTTTGTAATACCTGAAGTATTGGTTACCAATAGCACCATAGCAACTGTTCAGACAGATCTTACGAACCATCTGGAAGTTGTTGAACTTAGCAATGTCCTTAACTGTCTGTTCCCTCAGTTTGAGTAGTTGGGCATCAGACAATTTAGAGTAGTCATTATCAGATACATTGATTTCTTTCTCTGCACCCTCTCCTGCTCCACCGATTAGATATCCCACTACTTCAGACCCCTCTTTTTCAACTCTGCTTCAATGTCAACTAATTTCTGCTTTGATTTAAGCATTTTCTTTTTGAATGCCTTTCTCTCAGCATACATCTTTTCCATCAACTCTGGCATAAACCCTTTGACATCCTTCCTAAACATTGCACCATTGGCACAAACTGCATAGTCATTATACATCTCAAAGGTCACTGCTTCATCAAGGATCTTATTCACACTCACATTGGGATGCCTATCCTCTACCAGAGTCTCTGGGGAGATGTTGTACTGCATAATCAGGTGTGGGTATAGTGAGTTAAGGTCAAAAGAGACCACCCAATCATAAACACCTGGAACTGGTTCCTTCACATAGGCACCAGCAAACTTATCACTCTTATCACTATCATCCTTTTGAGGAATAACAATGTTCCTCTTCTTAAGGTAGTTATAGATGATAGTATCCCACAGTCTCACCTGGAACATTGGATCAACAAAGTTAACCTTTGCATCAAATGCCATTGTAACAACTAGTTCAATCAGGCGAAGTTTGTCTTCCAACCTATCAACCAGTTCCACGTCAATGATGTTGTAGTCTACAAACTTCTTCCAGTTGCCATTGTAGAACTCTTTGAAGGTGTCAAACTCAGAGTGGTCCAACTTCTTCTGCCCAAGTTCTACCTGAGCAATATAATCCAATCTATATGACTCTTGGTTCACATAGGTAAACTTCTTATAGAGTTCAAGATAGTCAAGAGTGGTGATACCACCAATATCAAAGATCTTGTGCTCCCTGCCAGTGATGAATGCATTCTTTTGAGTGACAAGACCCCATGGTGAAAGATTCTTTTTCTGCCTTTCACCAAGAACCCTGTCAACCCTGCCACAGATATAAGGAATGTCATACAGACGAACATTCCAACCTGTGATAACATCAGGCCAATCTTCCATCCAATAATTCACAAATGCCTGAAGCATATCTGCTTCTTCTTTGTGATAATGATAGGTCACATTTTCCTGAGAGGGAGTGTATGGTTTCCTCCCCCAAGTGGTGATCTTCTTTGTAGCATAGTCCTGAATAGAGATAGTCAACATCTCTTCAGAACAAGAATCTGGATCAGGGAATCCTTCTTCTGATGCAACCTCAATGTCAATAGTCACAAGTTTCATCTTCTTTACATCAAACTTGATCTCATCTTGAGGATAAGTATCAGAGATGTATTGATAGATGTACCTCTCATTGCCATAGATTTTGAATCCATCCACACCATCATATTTCTTGTAGAAGTCTCTACAATCTCTAACAGTGCCAGGTTGAATCTTCTCTACATATTCTCCTTCCAGTGTTCTGTATGGGGTTTCACTATTTGATTTTACAAAGAGGGTAGGACGATAATCATCCTTGTATTGAACCCTCCTACCATTTTCATAACCACGAACGAGGAACTTGTCCCCAACCATCTGAACATTGGTATAGAATTTCATTACTTCAGAAGGTCCTCATACTTTTCAATCAGTTTACTATTAGGGTCAGCAATAGTCAAAATCTTATCAGAGTGAATCATAAATGTATTTTGTCTGGTCACATTTACCAACCAAGGGTACAATGTGCCATCATCTTTAAGAACAAAGGGTTCAGTCAGTTTACAGTCTGGTTGACCCAAGTCTGTAGAGACTTCATCAATCTGCGTCAGAAGAATCAGATCGTTCGTCAGAACCAGAAGTTTCAAGTTTTCTATTTTCATAGTTTTCAACACCCTTCAAATACATTTCTTTTAATTTGTCTATGGGTTCAACTATAGTAACAACCCAATCAGCTACAACAGGAATAATTTCATCCTTACTCAATGGCATCCATGGAATAAGTTGCATCTTAAATGGAGCAGGGACACTTCCTTGATGTTCAGATTTTTCTCCAAACAAACTAACTCTACAAGGATTCCTGAAATAATAACCTACCAATTTTTCATTAACGATCATTTCTTGGAGTTCAGAAACAATATCTTCTCCAGATTTTAATGTTATTAGTTTTACATTCATTCTTCTACTTTACTCTCTTCCAATTTCTTGAGTGCTGCAATAAGTTCAGGAGTTTCTTCCCACTCCCAAATCTCTTCATGACCTTTACTGTCAATTCTCTTATGCTGCTTAGTTGCCATAAAAACTCCAGTTTTGAATATCATACCATAAAAAAAGGGGGGATGCAACTGGATTTTGCCAGTTGCTCCCCTGCGCCGACGATACAAGTTATATTTAGAGATAATCTTTGCGGGAGTGGTGTTCTGGAACTACCTTTCCAAGTCTGACAACCAAGAGTCCGTCTTCAAAGGTGACTTCCCTGACTTCTGTGTCGTCGGATAAAGTCCACTCTCTTTGAAAACTTCTTTGAGCCAATCCCTTGTGGATAAACGTCTTGTCCTCTGATTCGGATTTCTGTCCGGTGACATAAAGTTTTCCATACTCCGTGAAGACATTGACTTCCTCCTTTTTGAAACCTGCCAATGCAATCTCTAAAAGAGATTCCACATTATTTACTTGAATCAAATTGTAAGGTGGGTAATTTGTTACAGAATGATTGAGAACTCTGTCAAAGTAATCATCCAATCCAATGCTGTTCTTGGCAATCTTATCCATTAGGCTGGAGAGATCTGCCGCAGTATACCTTGCTAAGGTGTTCATTATGGTAGCTCCTTGTTAAAGCGAGTTTGTTTTGTGTGGACCCTTTCGGCGTCCATACTAATTATACAAGAAAGCATGAAAAAGGAGAGTGTGGTTTTCTACACTCTCCTTTAGGGTGTTCCGACTTGTAGAGTGCCGCACGAATGGCACATCATTATTTATTACTCAGTGGGTTCGGTCTTCCCTTTCTTACCAATATTATACTTCTGCTCCAGAGTCCACTCGTTCTTGTCCTTGTAGGGCAGAACCTTGATCTGATTCAGAGGTGCAATGTCCTGAATAGCATCTTCTTTGACTACATCAATCAGACCCCAGTCAACCAGCAGTCTGGTGATTCTGTTGCGTCTCTGAACATCATTCACTGTCAGGTTTGCATACTTACCATCCAGAGCAAATAGTTCCTTAAAGTGAACAATGTAATACTTGCCCTGCTTATGCAGAATGTGGCAAGACTGATAGAGTTTCTTCTCTTTCCTGGATGCAACACCAATACGGGTCAGTGTCTCACGAACTTTCAGAAAGTCATCAGGTTCATTCAATTTAACCTCCACCATTTGGTCTTGCGACCAATTAACCTGAGGTTCCACAGTTTGTGTCATTTTTTCCCACCAATGTCAAGTTTGTCCTTAATAAAATCTATTTGTTCAGGTGATAGAATTTTCAGTGCTTGGGTTGCTTTCTCATTACTATATCCATAGTATGATTTCACAGACTCAATATCTGATATTTTATCCTTTCTGATCCAGGGAGAGAATCTCTTCCTTTTTCTCAAGATATTTATATAAAATTCATATTGCATATCTTTGTCCAAGAAGTGATACTTATTCATTTCATTGGCAAACAATACACAATCAAGGTGACCAGACAAACACCTATTGATAATAAACGGTGGGTAGTCTTTTTTGACAGAAGGATCTTCTTGGATAAGATTCTTCTTTGTAAAATTAATTGAGTTCAGCCAGTCCTTTAGTTCCATATCAAAATACAGCAGTCACACTTACAACTTGTGCCCCAGGGTTTCGTGCCAGAGCAACTTTTCTGGCATCCTGATAATCTGTGGCAATCACCTCTTCCTTAAAGACCGTTCCTGCCTTATACAATGTTACTTGGCATTTCATAGTTAAACAGCAATAATTCCTTTCTACTCTTTTGCTCTCGCATATATTCACCAACTGACCTCATTGTATAAGTAAGATCGAACTCGGCAGCACTCCAATCAGCGAATCGGTCTTTGACTAATTGATCAGAGTTGTAACTAATCAACTGATCAAGACTACAAGCAGAGCAGTCAGCAGCAAACCTATCGTGATCAAATCCTTTGTGCATTGACCCTTTACGCCCA